ATACAGTGATAAGGTTCAAAAACGGATAGACAAGTTGACTGCGCGGTTGCGTGAGACCGAGCGCAGGGAGGCTGCGGCGCTTGACTATGCACGGCAGGTTCAAGCACGAATGGCTCATGCGGAGCAACAACTTCATCAGACCAATTTTGCTCGTGTAGACGAAGCCAAGGGAAGGATTGATACGCAATCTCTTGCCCTAAAGCAGATCATTAAAAAGGCCCGAGAAGAACACGACATTGACACAGAGACCGAGGCGCAAGAGCGTTTGACCGCGCTTCTTGTTGAGCAGCAAAAAATACGTGAGGTAGACAACTCCCGTGAAGCTGCTCAACAACAGCTTTTAGCCCAGCAAGAAGCATGGAAACAACAACAAGAAAGGCTTCTTGCTCAATCGCAACAAGCACAACAACAGGCGCAGGTTGACCCTCGAGCAGAGGAGTGGGCAGAAAGAAATGAGTGGTTTGGGCAGGATGCGGCCATGACAGCTTCTGCAAGAGCCATCCACTTGCAAATGGTCACAAAAGAAGGATACAATCCTTCCAGTGACCTTTATTACCAGGAATTGGACCGAAGAATTCGTGAAACTTTCCCAACCAAGTTTTCCTCCAGGGGCACGCGTCACGTGCAAACGGTTGCCCCTGCCTCACGATCTTCTGGGATCAATGCTTCTGCACGCCGTGTAGTTAAGTTAACGCCTAGTCAGGTAGCTATTGCAAAAAAACTCGGTGTTCCTCTTGAGGAATACGCTAAGTATGTGAAGGATTGACATGGACGAATCGACAGAAGATGTTTCCACGGTAACTTTGCCGAAACTTCGCCGTGAATCCCGTGCTGCAATGCTTCGGGAAAAAGCTGCGCGTCGTAAGCCTTGGTCGCCTCCTTCCAAACTTGACGCTCCTCCTGCCCCAGAAGGGTTTAAAAACCGCTGGCTCCGCCGTGAGATCATGGGTATGGATGATCGAAGCAACATTGCTTCTAAACTCCGTGAAGGATACGAACTAGTTCGTTCCTCTGAGCATCCTGATTTTGTTGCACCGACAATGGAGGAAGGCAGACATGCCGGAGTTATTAGTGTCGGTTCTGTGGTTCTTGCTCGCATACCCGAAGAAACGGTTACCGAACGCAATGCTTACTATCAAAACAAGGCCAACGACCAGCAACGTGCAGTTGACACAGAGATGTTAAAGTCTAACGCACATGAAAACATGCGTATTTCTTCTCCCGAACGACGTTCCCGAACCGTTTTTGGAAGTCGTTAAACCACTTACTTTTAAAGGAACAACAAATGGCTAACGTCAACAAGCCTTTTGGGTTGCGTCCTATTGGTAACTTGTCTGCTACAGGTGCTCAAAAGCAGTTTGGGTATGAAATTGCAGACAATCAAGCAGGCGCAATTTTCCAAGGCGATCTTGTAACACTCAAAGATGGGTTTATCTTAAAGTTTGTGCCAGCCTCGCATACTGCGGCAGTGGGCGTGTTTAACGGGGTGTTTTACCTTGATCCAACCACGCAAAAGCCTACCTTTAAGAACTTTTACCCTGGTTCTATCAACATTACGCAAGGCACCATTCAGGCGGATGTTTTGGACGATCCCAATCAACTCTTTTTGATCCAGGCAGATGAAGACGTTGTTCAAGCTGATTTTGGCAAAAACGCGGATGTCACTGCTTCGACTACAGGAGACACAACAACTGGGGTTTCTAACATGACGCTTGATTCTTCAACGATTGCAACAACTGCGGCGTTGAATCTCAAGCTTGTGGCCAAGTACAATGTTCCAAACAATAACTTGGCAGAAAACTACACTGTTGTGGTGGTGAAAATCAACGAACACCTGTACGGCAGTGCCGGTGTTGCTGGCCAGTAAAGGAGCTTAATCATGGCAATTTCACGTGCACAACTGGTCAAGGAACTTGAACCAGGACTCAATGCCTTGTTTGGTCTTGAGTATAAAAATTACGACAGTGAGCATCTACAGATTTATACTGTAGAGTCTTCTGATCGTGCTTTTGAAGAAGAGGTGATGGAGTCCGGGTTTGGTGAGGCTCCGGTGAAAACAGAAGGTGCGGGTATCATGTATGATTCCGCTCAAGAGGTTTACACCGCACGTTACACTCACGAAACAATTGCTCTTGGGTTTTCTTTGACAGAGGAAGCGGTTGAAGACAACCTTTATGATCGTTTGGCTGGCCGTTACACCAAAGCACTTGCTCGATCCATGGCTCAAACCAAACAGATTAAAGCAGCGGCTGTTTTGAACACCGCCTTTACTACCTCCATTGGTGGTGACGGCAAGCCTCTGTGTGCCCTTGATCATCCTACACTTGGCGGTCCAGATCTTGCAAACGAACTAGCTACTCCGGCAGATCTGTCTGAAACTTCCCTTGAACAAGCCTTAATTGACATTGCTGCTTTTACAGACGAACGTGGGCTTAAGATTGCTGTTCAAGGTCTTAAACTCATCGTTCCAAGGGAATTGATCTTCACCGCAGACCGCATCCTGAAGTCTACTTTGCGGGTAGGTACAGCGGATAACGACATCAATGCCATCCGCAACATAGGCATGCTTCCTCAAGGGTATGTGGTCAACCACTTTCTGACAGACCCAGATGCCTATTTTATTAAAACGGACGCACCAAACGGCATGAAGATGTTTGAAAGGGTAGCTTTGAAAACAGGGTTTGAAGGCGATTTCGATACGGGCAACATGAAGTACAAAGCTCGTGAACGTTATAGCTTTGGTTTTAGTGACCCTCGTGGTATTTTTGGAAGTCCAGGAGCGTAAGAAACAGGGAGGTTGACAACCTCCCTGTTGCATTGTAGAGTAAGATATTCCGGGCTAACCCGGCGCATCAGACAGTCCCGGCTGACGTACATGCAGACTGATGCGCCGATATCGCATGTAGAGGAAGGTCATGGCAAACACAACTTTTAGTGGTCCAGTAAACTCGACCAACGGTTTTGTTGGTGAGGTTACGGGCAATGTTACAGGTGCAGTGCTCGCCACCACACCTGTTAATGCTACTGATGCAACTTTAACCGTTACAAAAGCGTCGCATGGTGGACGTTATGTAACCTTGAACAGAGCGGCAGGCGTCACTGTAACTTTACCGGAAGCTTCTGGAACAGGTACAGCCTATTCTTTTGTGGTAGGCACAACGGTTTCCAGCAATACTACGGTAATTAAAGTGGCAAATGCTTCTGACACCATGACAGGCACTGCCTATGTTGTGTCGGACAACTCCGCCGCTGTGCTAGGTTTTAGAACCGCAGCCAGTGATGACACAATTACCTTTAACGGAACCACTACAGGAGGTTTAAAGGGAGATGTTGTGCATGTGGTGGATGTTGCTTTAAATCTTTTTTCTGTTACGGTTTTGACAGCAGCAACGGGAACGGAGGCTACCCCATTTAGTGCCACTGTTTAGTGCCACTGCTTTTTAATATTTTCTTGGCCTTGAGGGGTGCTCCATGAGCAACAGTAACATTCAGGCAGTGACCAAGACAACGGACGCACATGCCGTTGCTGGGCGAACTCGTGTTGTGGGTCTTTATTTTACTAACACAGCAATCGCTTCTTCGTTTTCTTTGAAGAACGGGTCAACTTCTTCTGGAACTGCTTTGTTGACCATCACAACACCTGCTGAGGCAGGAGGAAGAGATCTTGTCATCCCTGACATGGGTATACTGTTTGATGAAGGTGTGTTTGTTGACGTCAATAATGCAGAAGTGACTAGTGTGACCTTGTTCTTTCAAGGTGGGGCTGCGGCATGATGGCTAAGTCCAAAGGTATGGGCATTGCCACATCGGTCAAGAGCGGTAATTTTCGCCCAACAAAGCAGGGCGCAGGTATGACGCAAAAAGGCGTTGAGGCCTATCGCCGTGCTAATCCAGGAAGCAAGCTTAAGACCGCAGTGACCAGTGACAACCCAGGACCAAAGGACGCAGCAAGACGCAAGTCTTTTTGTGCGCGTTCTGCGGGACAAATGAAGATGCATCCTGAAGCAGCAAAAGACCCAAACAGTCGTATACGCCAAGCTAGACGCCGTTGGAAATGTTAGGAAAGCAAAATGCCTAGCAAATCAAAGGTTAATCAGGCAGGTAATTATACCAAACCCGGTATGCGGAAGACTCTTTTTGAGAACATTAAGGCTGGAGGTAAAGGCGGCGCACCAGGGCAGTGGTCTGCCCGGAAAGCTCAAATGCTTGCTTTAAAATATAAGCAAAAGGGCGGAGGGTATAAAGATTGAAGGCTCCTCAACAAAGTCTTAAAAATTGGACGGATCAAAAGTGGCGAACAAAAAGCGGTAAGCCTAGCACACAGGGTCCTAAGGCCACCGGGGAACGATATCTTCCTGAGGCAGCTATCAAGTCTCTTACATCAGCAGAGTATGCAGCAACAACAAGGGCAAAAAGAGCAGGAAAAAATTCAGGTAAACAGTTTGTTAAACAACCTAAACAGATTGCTGAAAAAACAGCGAGGTTTCGATGAAATCTAAAAAATTTCCTGATTTAAATAAAGACGGAAAAGTAACTAAAGCAGATATTCTTAAAGGCAGAGGCGTCTCTGGATTTAAGGGAGGTGGTCTTTACGCTAATATTCAAGCGAAAAGAAAAAGGATTGCTGCGGGTTCAGGGGAAAAAATGCGCAGTCCTGGATCAAAAGGTGCTCCAACAGCGGGTAATTTCGCCCGTGCTGCTCAAACTGCAAAAAGGGGATAATCATGGTAATGCACAAAGGATATGCTGCTGGTGGTGCTGTTAAGCCCAAGAAAAAAGGATATGCTGCCGGAGGAATGGCAGACAAGGCTGGACGAGCAATGAAAAGCACGGACGCTGATAAAGCTGGCCGCGCTATGAAGAAGCCCGTTAAGATGCAAATGGGCGGCATGGCTCCTGCTGTAGACCCCCGGTTTAATCCGCGAATGGGAGCGATGCCTGCACGGATGAAGAAGGGTGGCGTGA